AGTACGAACCGACACATAATCTGTGTCTAACCATTTAGGATTGGGAACAACAGTACCTTCGTAGGTATCGATGTCAAAATCCTGTCCTAAAAGATTAGACTTAAATTTAGTGGTGATTGCTACGGACGAACCTATCGCAAAATTCATAACCATTTCCTCATTGTTTCATTATTATATGTCCTTTTGGATCGGTTGTCAAGCCCCAGTATAATACCCATTTGGTCAAAAGAGTTATAGGAAAGCCCCATTTCTGGGGCTCAAAAGGTAAAACCTTTTTATTAATTTTCTTGATCTTTCGTTTTTTTGATAACTTCGGCATCTTCTGTAAGTTCTATAATTCCCTTATCTTCAAAAAAACCTAGCGTATCAGATATCCCTTTATAATAGCCACTTAACCTGCATGCCCAGCATGCCGATAAAAACAGCACAATTTGTATTACATCGTATAGCGTAATGCTGTATTGTTCCATTACCTCTCCTTATAAGTTTTTATTCATTCTATAATCTCATCATATACGAACCAATTTTCTTGCTTCTGACGAAGATTTTTAAATTGGTCGTGCTCTATTAAAAATTTAGCCACCAGACTGTTCTCTAGGCCATAGGCTTCTATCTCCCAAGGCTGATCCCAGTAATTAACATCGTCCTTATACTTATCCCCTCTCCATACTGTAAAATATTTAGATTTAACATATTTGTCTTTCATCTCACCCTTTGCCATTTGTTTGAGATGAACCATCTCGTGTGCAAGTACTGAGAACATATGTATCTTCTTTTTAGTTCTGCAAATATCTATTATAAAACTACGAGGATTCGGCAAGCCCTCCTCTTCAAAATCGCAGAAGCCACCCGCATCTAATCGATCATGTATTTTGATCTTTACTTGGATGTTCTTTTCCAATTGGGGGGAAAGTAGTTTATCGGCAAATGACTGTGCCGCCAGTTTAAGTAATTTAGTTAGATCTCTATCCTTCGCGCCAATGACTGATACTATCATAGATTTCCTTTCTAATTACTTTTTATTTATATCATTTTTTCTTGATGATAGATTTCCAGAAATTTTCGTTTTTTATTTCTGCATCCGTTTTAGGTCCACCGATACTTTCAATCCTAGAAGTAACATCTCCTCTCGGGATCAAATCCTTGATAGATAAAGGGATGGGCGAATCTATATCATCTACTTCGGGTAGCGGTTTGTTCTTTAACCTAGTAGATGATAATCTGGTGTCTGTTAACTTTTGCATATTTAAACTCTTATTTTAGAAAAGTCTCGCGTTGGCTGTCCGTATGAACTTTTATTTACACTATTGCCGCCACCAGAAGGATTCCATTTTGGTTTTTCCTCTCTGATGCCAGAATCCATAATATTCTTTTGAGCGGATTGTTCTAAGTCATATAGTTTCATCTTTGCTCTATCAACACCAATCACAAATCGCTTATTAATTGTAGGATCATTATAACGATTCTTCAATTGCTTAACCATAAGCTGATTCATTGCTTCAAGATCTTCTGTAGATATCAAAGCAAACATAAAGTCAACTGTCGCGGGTAAGCCAAACGATTCAGATGTATCTGTCAATTCGACGTCAGTGTTTCCATAACCACTTCGAGTAGTTTGTGTCGCCGATAGGATAGGAACATTCTCTTCTACTGCTAAGCCCCTAAGTTCTTCGGCAATAGATTTAATTAATGTATAGGAATTAATATTGGCGCCACCTTTAAATCTTGAAGATGCGCAAATATTTAGATAGTCAATAATAATGATATCTGGCTTGAACTGTTTTTTTAGTTGCAGTTCATTTAACAATGCTTTAAAATGTCCTGTATGTGCGCCTGCCGTAGGATATTCTTTAATGATCAATTTGCCTTGTGTTCGATCTTTAATCTTTTCAATACGATTATCAAATATAGCCTTGGGCAGATCTTTAAGCTGATCCATAGTAATGTTCATTAAATTAGCATCAATACGTTCTGCAATACGTTCCTCTGCCATCTCTAAAGTGATATACAAAACATTCTTATTCTGTGCAAGAACAGATGCAGCAACGTGACACATAAACAAAGACTTGCCAACACCTGTGCCGGCAAGGCAAACATTCAATGTCTTATTAGGCATTCCACCATTAGTAATCTTGTTAAAATAATCTAAGTCGAAAGGTATACGAGATTCTACTCTATGATAAAATTCATACCGCTGATCTGAGCTATCAATATAATCATGCCCAACATTGTTGTCGAAGCACACTCCTAGTGCTTCTTGTAATAGCTGTGGAATTCCGTCTTCTGTTCTAGCGCTGTCTCGGCCATCTATGATTGCAATAGATGATAGAATAGCATTATAGATTGCTTTGTCTTTACAGAATTTTTCAGTCTCTTTATACAGCCAGTCTTTATTGTGGTCTGTAGGATCTAGTTGCAGTATTGCCTCTGCAACGTCTTTATACTGTTCTTCGTTTAATGTCTTATCATTTTGAACAGCAATAACCAAAGCATCCTTACTTGGTATTGCATTATACTGATCTATGAAACCTTTTATCTTATCATAAATTATCTTGTCACTATTATCTAAAAAATAATCCCGCTTTAAGAACGGGATTACCTTCCTCATATACTCATCGTCATTCGCCAGATTCTGGAGAATCACTGTTTCGATTTTCATGGTATGTAATAGCCTTTTCTAAAATATCTACAATTATTTTCTGTAGTACGGATTCAAATTCCGCACATTCAATCTCTTCTTTTGTCTTGCCATCTGGTACTTGAAATACCGTGTAATCAAGTACCAGTTGATCCGACAAATCTTTCATATCAAAGTCATTAAATGCTAATGCTACATCCTTAAACTCTCCCTCAAGGATTTTTACTCCCCAAAGTTGTTTTTCTTTATCTTGAATGGCCCAAGGCTCATACTTCACTAGCATGCTCAAACTCCTCACTTATATCTATATTTGCCATTTCTACGCCAACCATGTCAATCGATGCCATTTTATAGCGACCTTCAATATAGTCACGGAATGCCTTTGATTGTAAAACGGGCATCCAGAACTCTTTTGTGTATGTGTCTTTGATACGATACTTCTTATCTTCGACTTCGCCTGTTTTCATATCTACTTTTGAGTACCAACCATTAGATGGCTTAACAACGAACTTGCCGTCAATTGCTACATCCAATAGACCAGACCAAGTACTAATACCACCTTCGAATGTTACCTCAACAGGGATCTTAGATTTTTCTCGTACGAATCTAGATTTTTCTACATTTACAATAAAGTTATATCCTACAACATCTGTGCCTTCTTTTTCTTGTTGGCGACCAATAATAAAGATATTATCTGCAGAATAATAAATGCCAGTTCCGCCAGATACAATCTGCTTAGGGAACAAACCAATTTCTTGATACGTATGGTTAACAACAACCATAGGAATATCTTTGATAGTCAAATGCGGTGTAACCATTCTAAACAATGACTTCATCTGTTTAGCACGAGTCATATCTGCAACAGACTTGCCTTCAAGTGCATCATCCACTTCTTTCTTAGATGCAAGATTGCCTACAGAGTCAATACAAATAAGAACATGATCGCCACGCTCAATATTATTAATTTGACTCATGATATCAAACTTTAATTGTTCAATATCAGTTATAGGGGTATGTAATACCCTGTTCGTATCAATCCCAAAACTATCGAAGTAAGACTGAGGGCTACCAAACTCAGAATCATAAAACAATAAAATAGCATCTTCATATTTTTCAAGGTAAGCTTTCGCAAGTAGTAAAGAAAAGGCTGTCTTGAAATGTTTAGATGGCCCAGCAAAAACTGTTAAGCCAGGTGTTAGTCCACCTTCTAAACTTCCCGACAGCGCAACGTTAATCATTGGAACAGAAGTTTGTATCATGTCTTTCTTTTGAAAGAACTTAGATTTATTTAAAACTTCTGTTTCTTTGATTGTAGAATTCTTTTTCAATTTTTCAAGTAATGACATAGTGTCTCCTTATGTATATAGTATATTATAATGTATAACGTTGTATTTGTCTATTAAAAAGATCAATCTGCAGCAAATGCATTTGTTCTTGCAATACAACCTAGCGCATTTTTTGGTTCTAATGTGTATGCTACATACGCAGGGATCTTTGCAGGTGCATCATACGCAACAAAGTACCCTTGTCGACAAATAGGTGTATATTTCTTTGAACTATCTGCGAAACCAAATGGACTATGTATTTTACATTGTTCTGGTGGCAAAGGTGGGCGCTGTTCCCATGCTTGAGATCCTGTAGCAAGCAATGCTACAAATAATGTTACTAATAATTTTTTCATCCGAATAATCTTTCTAATGTTGCTTGAGGTTTAGCAGACCATCCGATTCCATCTAAAATTGTATTCATTGGTTCCAAGAATGACTTCTCGAACATAGTATCGTAGTCAGCAAATCTTGCCAAATTCAATTCTGGAGGTATAACGGTGTTGAATGCTATACAATTTTCACCGATAGTATTAGGTTCTTTCAAATATAGAAACTTAATCTTATCGCCTTCTTTAATCTTTTCATACTTCATACCTAACCCATTTTGTTCGATATGAAAGTTATATAATAGAGCTCCTCTGACATGCATCGGAGTAGCCTGTTTATATATGGCGGCTCTATCTGTATATTTATCCAATCCGTTAACACCTCTGGGAAATGATATTAGTTCGGGTTTCATCTTTCTATACTCTGCCTCAAATTCTCGAATATATGTTTGCAGGGTTTGTTCATCAGATGTTAGTGCTAGTTTAACTGCTTTTCGCAAACCGTCTCTAATAGGTTCAGGTGTAGAGGATCTGACAATTTCCAATCCCATTACCTTTAACTTAGGTTCTGCATATTTGACACCCTCGTTATTATATACATTTAAAGCATATCGTTTCTTTGCTACCCATACACCTGTTTCGGCGATTGCCTCTCGCTTGAAAGAAATCTTGTTATCAAATGCATTAGTATATGATGCCATTTCTTCTGATACTTTATTTAGTACCTCTTGAATTTTGCTCTCGCAAATCTCATCAAGAATGTCTACAACCTTTTCG